TGTCAGCGTATTCTGCCCAATATATTGGTGGGTAGTTACTTTTGTCTGCCATATGTTGTATAATTCCCTATATCTTGCTCGATCTGGATAAGTCATTGAATTGGGGTGCTAGTATAGAGACTGCACCCCATTTTTTCATTTAGAACGGAATTTCATCATCAAAGTCATCGGAAACCTTTTTGGCCGTGGTTTGCGGCTGTTCTACTGTCTGCAAGCCAAACGGGTCGCCATCGTCAAATGATGCATCCTTTGGCTTTTCTTGCGTCACGGTTTCCATGGGTACAGATGCGAAATCATCGTTGTCATCGGATGCAGAGATTGCTTTGGTGACTTGCACGGCATCCAATAGCAAGGAAATGCCACCTTCGCCGTCTGGATTGCTTGATGGGTAGGCAAGAAAGCGAACCACGCCTTTTGACCCTGACCAGATAGCACGGTCGGCCAGTGGCGTTTTATCACCAGCGATGACAGTGGGTTCCTTGTTTGGTTGCCCCTGCCGATTGACGCCATTCTTTTTGCCGTTGAAAATCATGGTGCCATCATCGTTTTTTACTAGGCCGAATATTTTACTGTATGGCGGCAAGCTAGGGTTGCGGCTTCGGCATTCGTCATAGTGCGCTTTTAGTTCCTTTCCTAGCTTCATCGCTTCCTCTGCGTCTAACAACACGCCACAATGCCAAGCGGCCCCTTGTGCGTTCTGATCGACCCGCTGCCATTCCTTTTTCATGCGGTCATAGCGGAAACACTGATCCAGCTTTGGCCACTGAATATATGCGTCGTTGATTAGTATTTTCTTAAAGTCTGGATTTGCCATTCTTTTATTCTCCTTCAAAGTCATGGTTATTTTCGATCCAAGCCGGCGGATGGATCATTGTAAACCGACCCCAACCGGTTTCATATTTACCGGATTTTTTGGCATCGGCTATCTGGTGCAATGCTTTCATCATGTCTTTGTGCGCCAAGTCCATGGCCTTTTGTGACATGACATGCATGTGTGCCGCATGTGGTGCGCTTCCTTCAACTGATAGGAATGCAAAGTGTAACACCGGCCAATCACAAAGATCAGCGACGTATTTGTAAAAGCAACTTTGGACGTCATAGCGGTATTTGTAGACTTCCCGCATGAAGCCATCTGGTGACGCTGTGGTTGTCTTTTTAACGTCGGCCATCACACGATCAGTGGGATTGTATAAGTCCGGCCTACAACGCAATTCTAAGCCCGTTGTGGGGCATGTGGCAAATAAACTGTGTTCAATCTTGGCATCAGGTGCGTTTAGTTGCTTGGCGCATACTTCGTCGGCATACAAGGCTTGTGATATGCGTTCAGCCATATCGTATTCCTTTTCAACCATTAGCAATTTGCCTTTGGCTTTGGCGTCGGCATCGGCTTCCTTCCAAGCATTTCCGCGCCTGTTTTCTGGCCCTCTGATTGTGTTTTTGCCGCCCTCTAACGCCATATCATGCACGGCTGTTCCCATCTGCATGGCGGGTGTTGGCTCAGTGTGGCCTTTGTTTTTCCAGTGCCACACGGATGATGTAAGCACCGCTTTCACATCCGATGAACTTATTGCCGGATGTGCGTGGTATTGTTCATTTGTAAGGTCAGTCCGTATCATTCAACATTCCCTCAGCTAAGTCAGCATGTTTGCGCAGCAAATCTATAAAACCCCGCAAATTCTCCCGATCAGACGTCAAGTAATCAGCAAGTAACTTTTCTAATTCGTGATAACACATCGGCCCATCGCTATCCCCCATTTCATTGGCAAAGTCGGATGCGGCAAATCTAATTATGCCGTCTGGACCTGTAGACAGAAAAGCTATCTGACCCGGGTATCCTTCTAGAAACTCATTTAGTGTATCGCGAACAACCTGAGCCGTAATGGCAGCGATATGTTCACGCGCTGCGTGAAAAAGAGTTGGATTAATTTTATCCATTCATTAATTCCCTGCAAAGGTAGCAGAACCCTTCAATAGACAATTCCACTAGGTTTGTCCCATCATCTTGCGTGCCGTACATTTTGGCGATGGGTTCCAGACTGACAACCGCACGCGGCGGGTATCGGTCATATTTGTAGATGACGCACGGCATTTTGTTTGCAGCAATGGCCGCCTTTTCGGATTGCTGCCACCATTCTTTTTTGCAACCACGACCGGTGGCGTAATGTTTGGCTTCAATGGAAAAAGGGAATTGCTCGTCATCTGGGATTAAATCGCCGCCTTGTGCGGTTCTGTATTGTTCAAGGTTTCTTGTGAAGGTGATACCCAATTCCATGAATAGCATCTTTGCAAGATCACGTTCCCATTTTGCCCCTTTTGTCCGTGAATTAGCCATCAGCCCGTGGTTGCTCCGTATGTATGCCTTGATTATGCGCGTGTTGGATTGCGCACCATCGAAGGTAAGTTGCAAGCGGCATACCCTGCCGACCGGCGGCAATGCTTAACGCTTCGTGCTGTTCTTCAGTTAAAAGAACCCGACTTTCTTTTTTCATGGTTTACCTCATATTTCGTGGATAGGACGTTAAGCGGATGAAAAATGTACGTCAAGTGAATTATTTTGTTGACATAGGATATTTATAGGATGATGATAAGCGAAGTTACAGAAAGGTAGACTAATGACATTCACAGATGAAAACGATCATTGCCGCGTGTGTTACGGTAGGGGCACATTATGGCATTATGAATATTGCCAAGTGGCTAAAGAAGAAGTGCGGAAGCACGAAACATGCAACCAGTGCGGCGGAACAGGGTCACGCACGTTTATGGTTATTGAAAGAAAGGAAAGCAAATGAACATTCGTGAAATCTGGGATATCGCCAAAACCATCACTATCGGTGACGTCATAGGCGCAATCAGTTTATTTGGCCTTTTGTTTATCGGTTTGTTTTTTGTGATGGTGTTTCAGTAAAATCGTGTGGGTCGCTCCGGTGTCACTGTTTTGCCGACGGCACCGGCCAGATCGGGCAAGACACAGTTTACGGTTTGTTTAAACTTGCCATCACATTGCGACCCACCCAATATTTCTAACAAAACGAAAGGCGAAAGCAATGGAATTTTTTACTGCTTTTTACATAGAATATGCAATTCGCGGCATTGACGTTGAAACGATGTTAATGCTGCCAAGTTATGAAGCCTGTCAGATATTCATCCGCGACAACGAAGATATGTATAAATACATGTATGCGGAAGGTGACGTAAACATGTGGTGTGTCAAAACAGAAAAGCTATCACGCAGTATACGGCCCGTTCTTAGGCCGTCAGCCACCCGTGAACCTTCTTAGTTTGCTGAATGCGGTCATCTAGGCCATGCGTGCCGCCGTTGATCTTGCGGGTGATGATCCTGATGACCTTATCGCTTACACCGGCATCAGCCTTTTCAAACAATCCGTTTGACTGAAAGAACCAGAATGCGCTGTCGAAGGCATATTCGGTTTCTATCAGTGACGGGTCGGTTAGCACTTCAGGCTTGCCCATATCACGCGCAAAACAACGATAATTTGTGTGACCGGTTAGTTGGATAAAGCCACGGCCAATAAATCGTGCGGCTTCTTCTTCATTAATATTGCCCATGCGACCCGCATAGACTTTGCCGGCAAGTTTGGATGGGTTCTTTGCGTATGGTTTAGCATCAGCCGGCGTTCTGAAGCGTGTCGGCCAAACTGCGCAAATGCGTTCTGGCGTGCTGTAATATAGGCTTTCCCGTGTGCGCTTAAACCCGCCGCTTTCGTGGTGCGCTTGGCCTAATAGGTGCGCTGCACGGTTAGGGGTCAAGTCATAGTGTTTAGCGATTGCACGGGCTGTATTCGGCCCAAACGCGCCATCCGCTGCAACCCCGCATCTGGTTTGCAAGGCTTTCATTGCATCACTCATTTTTTCGCCTCCAAATATAAACGCCAACAATTAACCAACGTGTTCAGGCTAACCGCTGAAAACAACATGATCCACTGCCACATTTCCATTACTTTTTACCCCCGAAAAACTTGGTTGCCGACCGCACGGCAAATGACGCTGATACGATTACACCCAAGGTGTATTGGTACCACTGCGGCATTTGTTCCAGTGCTGTGAACCCCTCTGCAACGACTGTGCGGCCCCATTCGCCGGTGAACACTAGGATCAACGGAATGCTAAACAGGATGACAAGATATTCATCTTTCCAGCTAGACTGTGAACCTTGCGCCATAATGCGTTCCCAATCCGCAACCGATGTTTCCTTGGAAAGCATAATTTTTGCTTTGGCTTCCGCTTCAGTCAATTTCAGCTTTGCATCTGCCGCTTGTGCATCAGCTTTACCTTTCAGCCAGCCGCCGGCCAATTCATTCAGCGGACCTATCAACGCTTGTAACATTATGACACCCTATCTGTTTTCGCTTCCTTGCCTAGCCACAAAGCAAATGAAGCCGATAACATGGCCGTCACCAATGATACGAATGCACTCTGCTGCGTCGTGGGGTCTGGCAATGTCATAAACCAAAGACAAACTTTCCATGTCAAAATAATTTGGCATAAGAACGCCAAACGTGGCAAAATCTTCAACTGATCAATCGCGCTTGCTGTTATTTGTACCATTTGCGTATCGCTCCGCTATACGTTTATCGGTCGTTATTATAACCACTTTTCCGTTTTTGTATACACACCACACATTCCGCTTAATTTCGATCAACTGCAAAACATGCGATTGCTTGGCCGTCATTCTTAACCATGACCTCCGCTTTGGCCTTTGCTCTATTACAATGCGCCTCTGTGCCGAATGCGCCTAGCTGATAATACTGAAACTGACCATCAATGAAACTAAGCCACACCAAAACAAACATCACCAGCTACCCCTTGCGCGGCCAACTGCCCAGATGATGAAGCCAAGAACGCCACCGCTAACGAAAAACAACGTTAGGCCGATTGCCCAATTTATCAGGTTGTCCATGAACTCTTGTTTGCGATACGCGGCTTCCTTGCGAATGCGCCTTTGTTCCGCCTCGATCCGCAAGATTTCATCCCATGCCGATGGACCATATACGAAAGAAATATGATCTTTGATTTCTTTGCGCATTTCATCCATTTTGCGACGTTGGTTCCAAATTAAGATCGCCGTTTCTTCATCCGAACCTTTGAACGTCTTTTCCCACCAAGGCGGGTTTTTCTGGCGTTCTTCTAGTCTGTTAAAATCGCTAAACGCCTGACCCCAAGTCGCTATGGTCTGGCCCATGGATTGAATATCCTGCCCCGTGGAAATAGCTGCCTTGAGCGTTTTGTACGCGCCTGACGCCAATGCAACGCAACTAACGGGGTCCATTGGTCAGCCCATCTTTGCCAACACCGCCACAAGCATTGCGATGATGGTTCCGGCGGCACCAATTAGAATGGCTTCCAACCGTTTGATACGGGTGAACACTTCCTTGAACTGAATGTGAACTTCCGTTTCCAGCTTCGTCACCCTTGGTTCAATATTGTCAATGCGCTTGTGCGCCTCTGCCGTTGTCCGTGCCATCCTAGTGCCTATGTGATGTCATCTGTGATTTCAACGCGAATATACCCGTTATTCGGAAAAGTCTCAATTGTGTTGTCTGGATAAGTGACCTCGAACTCACCCTGATAAGACCCAACTGTCGCTGTATCTGATGCTGTCCAGTTATACTGGACAATCCCCGTCGCCTCAGTAACTATTTGCGCGGCCTCATCAACTGATACTGTCGTCGATCCAATCTTTCGCATGTGGAAGCGACAAGTTGCATTTGTAAGGTCAATCGCATCGTTGTCGCCGTTTTTCAGTGCGGCACGTAGCGATGGTGTCGTGTCATTTTGCTTTACATAAAAGGTCATTAAGCGGCCTCATTTCTTTCATTCACAAGTATAGCGTTATTTGGCTGATCTTGCGCTAGTATAGCTGCATTTGCCACATCTGCATACTCAAAGCGTCTTGCACGGCCTGCGCGGACGTCTATATCCTGCCCTGTTAGAGTAAATGTAACCCCATCTGCGACCAAGAACTGGCCCTTGCCAGCAATTTGGCCACTGATCACAAATACACCAGCATCGGCGGGCAATGTTAAGGTTGGGTCTAATACAACATCTTCACCCGTTAAGACGAAGCTGCCTGCCTCCACCTCAAACACCTCGCTCTCAACAAAGTCAGAAGTCTCAGCGGAAACTACGTAACTCGCAAAGTCCGCAACCAAGTGATAATTTACACTTATTCGTGCGTCCTCTGGCCCAAATACAAACGACCCGACTTCGGCATTTAAGGAAGTGTCGAATACCGCCGATATTTCCGTTGCCGTGACGCTAAATCCTACAAGAGGGACGTTTATTGATCTGAAGGCATCGACGCCAGTAATTACAAAACTTCCTACATCGGACGGCCTGCTGATCTGCGCAGATATGTCTTGCCCCGTGACGCTAAAAGTGCCTTCACTTACAACGTGGTTTACGTTAAATGCGGCGTCTTGGCCAGACAGCACAAATGTACCAGTCTCAAAGCCCTTAACAGTATCAACGTCTGTGTTAGGATAACTTAAAACATAAGTTCCCTCTTCGCCCGAAAGGACGTAAGCAACATCAAAGTTATTATCTTGGAATGTTGCTGCATAAGCTCCCTCGTCTACAGCCAAAACTGTAGTTGGAAGTAGAGCGGCATCAAAACCAGAGAAGCTGTAACTTGCTTCGTCAGCAGAGACATTCAGAGAAGCGTTTACATTTGCAGCCTGCAATGAGGCTGTAAGTGATCCTGATGCAGCTACAAAGTTCACTCCAAATATAGCAGCCTGACCTGATGCGCTAAACGACCCATTATCAGGATCGATTGCAAACCCGAAACCAGCATCTTGAGTTGAAACTGTGTACAATGCACGGTCGGCAACCTTAGTTGTTGCTATGTTTACTACTTGTCTACTTGCGATAAATGTACCCTGACGCGCATTAATAAATCTGTTTATCGAAAGCTCGGCATCCTGCCCAGACGTAGTAAACGATCCATTATCCAAGGTAAGCGGTCTATTTGCGGGCTGTGTGGCGTCCTGACCGCTTACAGTAAAGCTACCCTCATCAGCATATAAGAATAGTGCTGCACTTAAAGTGGCGTCCTGTACGCCCAAACTGAAACTTCCAACTTCAGCATCAATTGGGAATACAATCTCAATATCAAATCCAGAAACAGAATATGAAACCTGTTCAGCAGAAATATTTAATTGAGCAGTAACTGTTGCATCTTGTAGGTTGGCGTTGAACCCGCCGTCATCAGCAATGAAGTTATCTCGTATCGAAAGATTGGTTAAGTCTGGCCCTGTGACGACAAAAGATGCCTGCCCTGCATCCATGTGGTACTGAAGGGTAGTGTCTAAATCAGCTATTGCTGTATTTGCTAAGGGACTAAAACCAAGCATAAGTTTTACCTTCAGTAACTATTTGTGCGGAACGCTTTAGTTTACTTTATATCATGCAAACCCGCGCTAGACAAAGGCTGTTCATTTTTACGAATTAAAGCGATAATCGCCCCACTGATATCGATCTCATACCACTTTTCTTTAAGTGACCATTTGCTTGGGTTAGCGTGATGATTGTTGTGCAACCCCTCACCAAAGTCAAATAAAGACCAAACCCAAACATTCTTACTGTTATCTTTCGTTTTGTGCGTCTTGTAGCCGTATGAACTATGGCAGAAATAGATAGTGCCAAACTGGACAAGAACCGTCACTAAGCTAGGTATGACAGCCGCATACGCGACAAGCCAAAAGCCACCAATGAACCAAAGAGCGAACCAAGTCAAAAGATGTACAAAGAAATAATTTGCGTGCAGCCACCTTTGATATGGCGTTATTACATGTCTTAAATTGTATGGCGTGCTTTTAGGATACTTGAGCCAAAATATCATTGATAGGCCGCGCTCTCGCGGATTGTGTGGGTCGCCCTCTTTATCAGCGTGCTTGTGGTGGTCAAAATGTATAGCTGACCACCATATGGGAGCACCTGTGCCACCAAGACAAGTAAACCAAGAAAATACATACTCCATCCATTTATACTTGTACTCAAAAGACTTATGGGAAAAGTATCTGTGGGCATTGACTTCAATACCCAAGCAGCCGAACAAAAAATAACTTGCTGCCGCGATTAAAATTCCGTTTACGCTAAAGTGGAATGTTAGCGTGTAAAAAAAGACAGCCCAATGAAAATAATAGAAGCTATTTATGGTCAATTGATTGAGTGGTAGCAATTTATGCACCTTTAAATCTCCAACCGTGGCGAACCATCTTTTCCATAGAAAATGGGTTTTTCTCTGACATATTTATATTTGAGTTTACTGCCTGCGGGCCTCCGCTGCACCTAGTCCACCAAGCGCCGTCAAAGTAAACAAAATAAATTCTGTTATCCTTATAAACACCAAAGTCTCCATCTTTAGGTGACTGCTGGCTGTAATCGATCTTCTGCATCCCGCCCTGTATGTACAAGTCGTCTGATATTTTGCCAAGTTTTCTCATAGCGTCGGTTGTGGTGCTAGCAGAAACCAAATCGGCTAAGATTTCAGTCTTTATCTTGTCAGTGCCTAAGAAGTGATTTTCTAAACGATAGAGGACGCCCATAAGGTCACTCTCATGATCCTCTGATTTTGTGTTGTAAAACCAAGTTTTTATCTGATCCATTGACGACCTACCTACTGTTCTTCAATGAAATATTCAAAGTTTGTAAAATACGCAGGGTATGTAGCTCCTGACGTATTTATAGATATGCCTCGATTGAAGTAAAACTCGTGCACTGACCTAGATGGGAAATCGGCATAAGTACTGTCGCTATCTTGTGTTCTAAAGTAACCAGTAGGATTGGCCGTATTATAAGTATAAGTTGATCCGTTGAAGTCAAAAGCAAATGACATTTTTAACTGGTCTTGGACAGTCGATACTGTAGTAGTATTAGGAGCTATCATTTGCAGCTTAATATAGCCAGAAGAGTTTGTTTGCGTCAAACCGCTTGTACTTGTTGGAATTGTGGTTCCTACTGATGGGTTGCCATTATTAGGAATTGTATTTGTTGCCCCACCCGTTCTGATCAACATGTAAATATTAATGCGCCAATTTGCGTATCCACCACTGCCCCCAAAAGTTGGCGGCAAGGTATTTTGTGAACCCGTAAGGGAACTTGGATGCTCACCATATTGATTAACGGCAGTTCCATTGGGATCAATAATGTGGTCGTGCTTTTCGTCAACTTGCAAACAAGTTTGACCTGACATAAAGTTTTCACTTGCGCTCTCTAGATACATTCGAACTGTAGGGTCATATTCTACAAAGTTGTTCATCCTCAGAACGGCGTCAGCCTCCCTACCGTTAAATGAACTTGCTCCATACCATTCGCTAAACGACATATTTGTGGCAGACCCTTTAGAAATTAAGCCTCTGACATCAGCGTCATTTATTGTAACGACTGACCCACTTGTACCCCCTGCCTCTACGTGAATTTGGTTTAAAGATATAGCACCGCTACTTGGTAATGGCATTTCTTAGAACCTCAACTTCAGATTTTAGTTCCTTAATAGCCTCTATCAGAAGCGCATGAAGCTGGTCATACTGAACAATCTTATATTGCTCACCAGCTTCTCCATGGAACGCCAGCTCCTGTTCTGTGACCGCAGATGGCAAGATGGCCTCAACCTCCGACGCAATGACACCCGCAGAAGGCTTGCTGTCCTTTTTATAGGTAAATGTGTAGCCATTGAGGGAGCAAACCTTGTTCAAGGCACCTTCCACCCGATGTATATCAGTTTTTAACCTTTCGTCTGATATGGTCGTCGAGTAGGCTGTAATATTAGCGTCAACATGTAGGTTGCCTGAGTTATCAAGCCTCATATCCTCAGCGTTATTTGTGTAAAAGCGCAAACCGATGCTTGCATCGCTAAACATATAGTCATGTGAGTTGCCGACATAAACATCAGTCGTTGAGCCATGCCTTTGATCCGTTTTTAGGGCAAACGTCATGTCATAGGGATCACCGTCTGACCCAGTGGAGGTATCCGTCCAGTTTATATCAATTCCTGTACCTTCAACAAACTTCACCTCTTTAGCGTTGCTGATTGTTACCTCTGTGCCATCACCATCCTCAAGTTGAAAGGATGTCATGTTTCCTGAGCCTGTAGCTCCTGTCGTTATTGCAGTAACATGCCCAAGCGCATCAACCGTTATCTGGTCAATCTTTGTGCCATTAGCCGTCGATCCATATGTGCCAGAAAGTGTCGATGTGTCATTGTGGCTAAATGTAGTGCCGCTAAGGCCAAGCCCCGTACCAGCAGTATACGTAGTATTTGTGTCTGTTACAGTTTCTGTCGCTGTCGCTATGCCCGTGACGTGACCGTAGGTGTCAAGAGTGATGTCTTGAATATAAGTTCTGCCAGAGTTATTTGACGACGCCTGAGTGGACGTGTCAGAGTGACTAAATGTCGTGCCACTAAGAGTGATCCCAGAACCAGCGGAATACGTTGTGTTTGTGTCAGTGGACGCAATCGTAACCGTGTCTGTCGTCGCATTCGTAGTGATAGTCACATTTGACCCAGCCGCCAACGTAAGAGTATCTGTCTTACCATCAGCAGCAACAGTAGTTTGACCAGATACGGCAACATTAGAAAATGCGTTTTGGTTGACTTCGGCCCCAGTTGCAATCCCGTCCAACTTAGAGCCATCAGCGGATACATCTCGGCCATCGAACTGCTGGCCTGACGCAAATGTTACTGTGCCGCTGAAAGTCCCGCCACTTTCAGGCACAATATCTTCAGCAGACGCTGTTAAAAAGACAACGGCATTGCCAGTCAAATCGAGCAAAGACCCCGTTGAACTCTCTGTCAAAGTGCGTGAAAGGGTAGTACCTGACGCGGTATAAGTACCTGTGCCAATCTCGAATGCACTGCCATCCTCTATGACATAGCGAACTGTATCGCCATCAGAAATTCCCCCGTCGGCAAAAGACTGATAGCCAGTCTCAGCCGATCCAAGGGTAATTGTACCTGTTCCAGTGGTCGCCGTAGCGACTTTAACTCGGTTCGCTAGTACGACCATTTTAGAACCTCAATTGTTACGCGATTTGTACCACACCATTTGCAGCGGAGAAGTCTACTGTAAGGCTGTCTCCATCATTCAACGTCAAAGAAGAACCATAATCATAGTAACCAACGATAGGGTCTGCTGGTGAACTCACCGTATCATTGTATAGGTACACATAACGGAATGGGCCTGTTGATCCGCCAGAAGATGTTAGCGTAATGTCAGTAAGGACCAGCTTGTATGTGCCCGACGACTGCGTTGATGACGTTGTTGTCACGTTGCGAGATGAAAGGTTTGTATAGCTGATTTCTGTTACGTTACCCAGAATGCCATTCCCATCTGTAGTTGGGTTTGTGCTTTCTGATGCTGGTGCTGTGTTGGACAGAGCGACAACAATCTGATCGCTTTCCAAGTCCATGTTGTGAACCGCGTTCACTACAAAGTCATTTACTTTGTTGAAAGTTGCCATTTTACGAACTCCGTATTTTGAGCATATGCAAGCGCATTCTAGCGCATTTTAGCTAGGTTGGCTAGGCCAAGTTGGGTTTGAGGGGTCAGCCGTTGATGGTAAGTCCCTTAATTGCTGACGGTAAGTCGCCCATTCCTGCTTTTTGGCATCAGATAGTGGGCTGTCGGGCATCTGTGTCCAATCAGAAGATGATAATAGGGCGTCCCTTTGACCTCGCAATTTAATAATTTGCTCTTCGGCTATTCTTTCATCGATCTCGCTTTGAGGCTTGCGAGATAAAGCACCGTCACTGACTACATAATTTTCAATATCATCAGGCCAATCACATTCTAACTCGAACTCACCGTCTTTGCTTTGGTCTATATCACTATCGTTTGTCCCAGCCCAAAGTATCTGCCCTGATGAATTATAAATAACAAATCTCTTCATTTCTTCAGCCTTATAATGTTCAAGAATATGTTATTACAGGTAATAGTACCACCGTTGGCCCTCATTCTAATCTTTACAGTTAAAGAGCCAGTAGAATTAGCTGTTATTATGCCAGAGACAACAAACCCGCCTTTGGTCGTTGAAGATGTTCCTGCATTTACATCATATATGTATGCAGTTGATGCGTTGTTTAAGAATATAATTGCCTCATCTAAATAGTGAGCAGAATTGGTTGTTGTTATTGATGCAACTCTGCCTACGACCAAAAATCTTTCGCCAAAAACTGCTGACACTGAAGTGCTTAGAACATCAGAGTTTGACGTACCAACAGATGCAGATGAGACATTAGCGGTAGCACTTGCACTTAGTGCATCATCTTTAATCTGCGCAGTGTCAACGCCGCTATTTTTAATGATAAGGTTTCCAGAACCATCACTATCTAATGTAACATTGTCGATTTGAATTTGACTTGCAGATAATGTCCCACGGATAGAGGCAGCGCCAAACTCTGCCGTACCAGTATCACGCTGGATTTGCCAACCAGATGATCCAGATACAAAGTTGTCGCTTTCGATGTCTGTCGTTACCTGAATGGCACCTGTGACAGAACCAAAACTGACTGTTACTGTACCAGTGCCGCCATCTTTAGTTGCCGTAAAACTTGCAGACCACTCCTGCACCGTCGTATCTGTAATATCCACGGAAGGCTGAGTTTGCGACCACCCCGATGATAAGCCAGTGAGCAGTCCAGTGGAAAAGTTAAACCCTGAAGCACTAGGCGCAGAGGGGGAGCTAGATTGCAATGTTTGGTAATATACACGGCCAGTGGCCACGGTATCACCATCATCACCAGCGGCACCGTTGCTGCCATTAGTGCCATCTTGACCATCCTCACCATCCTGTGGATCAGCCTCTGTTGTCACTGCGTCTGTACCAGTAGAAAATCCTGACACATTGCCAGTAAAATCAACCGCTTTTAGGAAGTAATACCGTGTTGTATTTTGCGCCAATCCACCATGCACAAATTCAGTTGCGGCTGTTGTCCCCAATAAGGTTGCGCCCGTACTTGTATTGCTTGTGTTTACATAAACCTGAATTTCCTTCAGATCGTCATCGGTTGGATTAGTCCACGATATAAAGTTTGATCTATATCCCCCAGAACCGCTAACACTGGTAGGGACAGATGGCGCAGTCGTATCTGCGCTTGCCGTGAATGTCGTTGTTGAATGGCTTCCTTTATATCCACCATCAATGACCGCCCTTACCCTTACTGTATACGCCGTCCCATCAATCAACAAACCAGTGTCGAGTGAATTATTTACCGTTGTTGTTGATTGATAATCACTATCAGAGGTTTTGCGCCATTCAACTTCATAATAATTCAGATAAGCATTACTTACTGCATCCCATGTAAAACGGGCAAATACAGTATGCGTTCCATCTGTAGTTATTTCTGTAACTTGCGTGACTGCTAAGTTGCTTATTGTTAATCCCGCGCGTGGATCGGGTAGCGTACTATTGTTTGCCGTTATTTCACTTTCTTCAGCCGACCAGCTAAACGCCGCAGATGATGTTTCCCGCAACGTAAGTGCAACGCGCAGATCACCCGCATCGCCATCATTCTTGAACTTCCAGCCTACCACTTCAAATTCTTTAGCCGACCAGCCATATCGGTCAATG